ATTGTGTTGATGTCGCAGGTCATATACAAATCTTAGCAGAACATTTAAATCTTGTCAACACCTTTTTTTTCTGGTACACTCTTTTTGCCGGTAGACGAAGGCAGGTTGCACTGACTGGAGTATGGTAGCCCGCCTCGGGAGAGGTTGCAGGGCTGTGAGGTTCAAGTCCCACCGCCGGCAAACTTTTAGGAGCGTGTTATGACAATAAAACTTTTCTTCCTTGGGGCAGTGGCCCTTGTGGCGCTGAGCCTTCAAGGGTGTGCTACCCCCAAACATGGCATGAGCCGACTTGAGGTTCTGCAACTTCTAGTAGAGATTGACCAGCGTGACCAGAACGGAATTAAGCCTGTGGAGAAATCTGATTTACTCCGTGGAGAACTGGCCCTTGAGAAGATGCGTTCCCATGTGAATGAGTCATCTTATCAGAAATGCACCGAGGACTACCGTGATTTATCTATGGAGAACGCGGCTCTCAGGTCTTCCAACGAATTTCTACAAAAAATTCTTAAAGCGAGAAAAGGTCTATGACCTATGGCCGCAAATAAAGACAATGAAAAAACAAAGCGTGACGAAGAAATTAAAGAGTTCTGTCAGAAACGGTCAACGCAAAAAGCATCCGGGGTCGCCTCTTTCTTAGAAAGGGTGGCTTTGGACGATTCATACCGAGACCTCAAAGCCGTCAAAGTCAAAGTCACCGACCTCAACAGCGGGGAGTCTCACTATGAATACGAGGAAGTTCCTGTCCCTGTCAGTGTGAACATCCGAGTTACCGCCGCGAAGACTTGGAAGGAAATGATTTTTGACAAAGCCATTGGCGACATCAAGGAAAAGGCCAAGGACACCCGTGAAAAGGGCGTGGACATGAAGCGGGCTATGGAGGCTATCGCCGCCGCCAAGGCCAAGGAAAAGACCGAGGCAAAAGAAGAAGAACTGTGACCGAAGCCCCCCTGACCGACGACTATTTTGAGGAGACCGTGATGGCCTCCTTGCTGGCTTGGCCGGGGGCGCGGGTGCAACACTTCTTCTTTGAGGGCAAACCCGTCCCCTTGGCTCGTCAGCGGTCAGCCGCAATCAAAACCATGTCCGGCAAGTATCGGGCCATAGCCTACAGCCCCAAGCAGAATGTCTTTCAGAAGAACCGAATCTATGCGGCCTGTCTGAGCCAGAAGCCCATCCGCTTTGAGCCGCCCTACACGGTGGCACTCAAGTTTATCTGTGAGCCGCTTAAATCCGTGCGCGAGGAGTACCCTGTGTCTCCGTCCCACGCTGACTTATCCAACCTCCTCAAGATGGCGGAAGACGCCCTATTTGACGAGAAAAGATTCCCCTGTGTCTACAAGGACGACAGGTATATTGTAAACGAACTCATGTTCAAGCGCCTCCCCGGTCCCGGTGAGAATCCGGGAATCCACTTCTGGATGGTGAAGCCATAATGTACGGTCAAGAAGAATTTATTGAGTACGGGAAACTGGTATGGAATGACCGGGTGCGCTTTGCCCATGAGGTGATTGGGTTTAAGCAACTTGACCCCATGCAGGAAGCGTTCCTAAAAGAAATGGACAGAGAGGACCATATAGCCATAAAGGCTGGTCACGGCACATCCAAAACAACTGACCTTGCCATATCAACGCTCCATTATTTATCCACCAGACCGGGTGTTCGCATTTTATGTACAGCCCCCTCTAAGCACCAGTTAAACGACATTCTTTGGGCTGAAATGTCAAAGCAGATTGGCATGATGCGAGAGCATCCCATAGGGAAAATGTTTGCCAACAACCTTGAGTGGAAGAAGGAGACCGTATCAAACTTGTGTTCTCCGAATGAGTGGTATGCCGCCGCCCGTACCGCCACCAAGGAGAACACCGACTCCCTACAGGGCTTCCATGAGAAATATGTTCTCAGGGTTATAGAGGAGGCATCTGGCGTTAGCGACGCCGCCTGTGAAGTTGTAGAAGCCGCCACTGGCACCATTGAGACCAAGACCATCTTTGCCGGAAACCCGACCAAGCGCACCGGCCAGTTCTATCGTTGTTTCAATCAGGACATCCAGTTTTACAAGACGTTTACCCGGTCCTGCCTGAATGTGACGCACCCGCTTCTCCGTAAAGAGGCGCTTCGCTATGCAGAGCGCATGGCTAAGAAGTATGGGGTGGAGTCAAACTTCTACAGCATCCGTGTCCTTGGGGAGTTCCCGCTGGCGGACGAGGACACATACATTCCGATTTATTGGGCTGAGGCGGCGCGGGACAGGCAGATATGGCCCCAAAATTCCTATGACCTTGTATATGGCGTGGACGTGGCCCGTTCCCTCAACCGGGACCGCACAGTTATAGCCAAGCGCCGGGGAGACCAGTTCCTCCCGTACCATGTCGTCCGATACAACGACACAATGAAGATTGTCCGTGATGTGGCCCAGATGGCCGACAGGGAGAAGCCTAAAGCTATTTTCATAGACGTTATCGGGGTGGGCGGTGGTGTCTTTGACCGCCTAAAGCAGTTGGGTTATCCCGTGATTGCAGTCAACTCAGCCGAGACAATATCAATGGAGTTCCCTGAAAAGTATGTCCGGCTTCGCGACGAACTCTGGGGCAAGATGCGCGACTGGCTTGAGGCTGGCCGTGGCAAACTCTGGGACAACGAGGATAACGACCTCATTGGGGAACTGTCCACCCCGAAGGCTTGGCTCCAAGGGGCCAAGACCAAGATTGAGTCCAAGGACGAGATGCGGGAACGGCTCAAAAAGACTGGTGGTGACGAGTCCAATGGGTCCCCCGACATAGCCGATGCACATATTATGACCTTTGCTATGCCAATAGCCGACTATAACCGTGACACTCAGGATGATGGTGATGAAGATAGTAATCAGGATGATGGTCCGCTTGACCCCGTGGCCGGGTATTGACCTATTGACAAGTCAACATTCAAGTGCTATAAATATTGCGTATGAATTTTGAGATAGGATATTAAATGGAAAACGAAAACTCCAACGAGGTTATTCAGGAAAAAGGTACAGACCTTGCAACCTACGTCTCCGATTTGTTTCAGGAGTTCAAGAATGGTCGTAGGGAGTACGAGACCAAAGCCGAGGAGTGGTGGAATAATTTTCTTAGTCAGTATCAGGCGCATAAGAATTGGAAAATCAAAGAGGGCGAAAAGGGTCGCTCTCGTCTTTTTATAAAATTAACTCAGCAGAAATGCTACACCGCCCATGCAAAAGTTATGGACGCGCTCGGCTCTGATGTCCCCTTTGAACTTGAGGCCCTTGAGAATCTTGACTACAACCAGATTCCCCGTGAGGCCGTGGAAGCCGCCGCACAGTTTCGCAAGAACTACATCTCCGATTACCTCAAGCACATAAAGTTTTTTGACACACTGGACGACAGCGCCCTTGATGCGACCATCTTCCCTGCGGCCATAATGAAAGGCCCCATAATGATTGTGGAGTCTCAGACCGTGGTTAAGCGCCGGATGATAGGCGGCATCCCCGCCGAGCAGATTGACCCGAGCATCCCCCCGTACATGATGGTCGTGGAGCCGGTGGAAAAATACATATTTGAAACCGTCCCTTTCTGGGATTACTACGTTGACGTGAACGCCAAGAACTGTAAACGCTCCGTGGGCGAAATACACTATAAGCGCCTATTGCCTCAGGAGTTTCGCGACCTCGCCAACGACCCCGGCTATGATGCCGAACAGATGAAATTGGCGGTAGCGGCCATTGACAATCTTAAGAGTTCCATGCCGGACTCTGACAACGACAAGACGCAGAGCCAACTTGGCGACAAGTTCATGGGGTACGAGCCCATCAAGGATAATAAGATTCCCGTTCTTGAATTTTGGGGTCTGGTCCGGGCCGACAAACTTCGCGCCTATGGCGCTGACGTGCCGGAGAACATCAAGGACGAGGAAGACGTGGAAGCCTGCGTCGTGTCGGTTATCGCCGGTCAGCAGTTTGTAATCAAGGCGCAATACAATTTCTACGGTTATCGCCCCTTCATGGTGTTCGGAGTTAAAAAGATTCCCAATAGCGTCTATAAAAACAGCATAGCCGGGCTGATAGACGACAGCCAGAGCATGATAAACTCGGGCGCTAGGTTGTATGTGGACGGAAAAGCACTATCAGGAAGCGGCTGTCTGGCCGTCAAAGAACAAAACATCAATTGGCAAAAGACGGGCGACGCCAAGATTTACCCCCGCAAGACGTTCTATCTAAAGGGTAACGCCACTGTTCAAGACACGATTTCAAACATTACCTTTGCCGATACCACAATGGGCATCCGTGAGATGATTGAGTTCTTTCTGCGTATAGCCGACGAGGAATCCGGCATCCCCAAGTATTCTCAGGGCGCTGACCAAGCCTCCTACCTCAATAAGACCGCGACTGGCATGAGTATGATAATGGGCGCGGCCAATGTGAACCTTAAGCCGTTCCTTAAAAACATTGACGATAACGTGATTGAGCCGGTGATAGAGCGCCTTGACGCGCTTTTCTCCATGCTCGGCAAGTACCCGCCTCAGTTTAACCTGCCTCTCAAGGTAACGGCGACTGGCACCATCTCTATGATGGCGCGGGAACTTATCGTAGAGAACATGATAAAACTCCTGCAACTCACGCAGAACCCGCAGGACAATCTTATCATACGCCGCCGCGAAATCCTTAAGGCTATGGCTGAGAAGTTGGGGCTTGCCAAGTTCGTCAAGTCCGAGCAGGAAATCCAGCAGATAGAGAAGATGATGTCTGAGCGTCAGGCCCAACAGCCCATCCAGTCCGAGGGCAAGGTAGACGTGGACAAGATATTTGACAAACTTACCCCGGTTGAGCAGGCTCAGGTTCTCCAGAGCATCGGCCTCAAGCCGGACCCCCGCCGCATGGTGGGGATGTCGGCCCCTCAGACTGAACAACCTACGCCAGCAGGGCCGGGAATCCACCAAATGCCAGACGGTGGGGTTATTCCTGACGAGATGATGGCCGCACAGCAGGCCGCGCAGGCCCCCGGAGGTCAGTATGGCGAGTGAACTATACGAATCCATTAAGGCTGAGATAGTCCTCCGCGCCAAGGACCGCACCGCTGAGTGCCGTGACCTTGATGACACCAATAAAGTTTTGAGGAGCCAAGGAGCCGCGAGAGAACTGGAGCAGTTAATTGACGTTATGGAGCGATTGGAGCATCCCGTGGAGCCTCAAAAAGAGGTTGAAGATTGACAGGGTATTGACAAGTCAATATATATCTGCCATACTTTCAACGATTTTGGATTACCGCGAAAGCGGCCCAAGGAGAAACAATGAAAGACGAAGAACTTGAAGACGGTGAAGTGAGCGAGGAATACAAGGCTGAGTTTGATAAACTTGCCGAGGGCGAGAAGCCTTCCAAGGCTGAACCTGAAAAGGAAGAAGTCAAGGAAGAACCCAAACCCGAAGGTGAGACCGAAGACAAAAGCCCTGCCCCCGAGGAAGAAAAACCGTCAGGCGAAGGTGAACCCAAGACCGAGGAATCGGAACAGGAAGCCGCGCTGGAGCCTAAAGGCGACGACGCTGGTTTAACCAAAGCCCTCAAGGACACGAAAGCGTGGGCGACCAAACTGGCTATGGAGAAGGCTACTCTTGAAAAAGAGATAGAAACCCTCAAGGCCGATGGCGCAAGCAAGGAGAAGATTGAGTCCGCACAGGCTGAATCCAGCGACCTCCAGAAACTTCTTGACGATAAAATCAAGAAGGTCAGCGAAGACTACCCTGAGTTGAAAGAACTCATGGACCTTCAAGCGAAGATTTCTCTGGAGACTCGCAGTAAGGTTGAGGGCTTTGAAAAGCACTCCACCGAGGAAGCCAAACGGGCTGAGGCCAGACAGAACTTTGAGGCCAACGTGGTCCCGAAGATAGAGGCTGTTCATGCCGACTGGAAAAAGGTTGCGTTCAGCAAGGAATATGAGGATTGGATTAAAACTCAGCCCCCGTATATGCAGAACGCTGGCTACAACTCTCTTGACCCCCGTGACATTAGCATGACGATTACGGAGTTCAAGAAGTTCAAGGCAAGCCCTGAGGCCGAAAAGGCCAAGTCGGAGGAACAGAAACGTCTGGATGGTCTTAAAAAGAATCTATCCTCAATGCGTGGTGGTGGCTCCGCTTCAAAGAACGCAGGCAAGCCGACCAAGTTGGAGGAAGTTGACCCCAACGACAGGGAAGCGGCCTTTGCGTTTCTTGCAGAGCAGGAAGCCAAAAAGGCTAAAGGATAATAAATCATGATTACTTCGGACATTTCAGCGAGGACCACGGCTTACGCCGACCACAATCTCCTCAACCGGGCCGTTGCGAACAACGTTCTGGGCCGTTGGGGACAGGTCAGGACCCTTCCCAAAAAGAAGTCCACGACCATCTCGTTCCGGCGCTATGCCGCACTGGACAGCACCCCGGTCATCCTACAGGAAGGCGTTACCCCTGTGGGCAAGACCCGGACATATACCGACTACTCCTGCACCCTGAGCCAGTACGGTGACTTTATCCGTTACACTGACGTGATAAAAGACACCCACGAGGACCCGATTCTCAATGACAACATTGAGGCTCTGAGTGAGCAGGCTGACGAAATGATGGACAAGATGCGCTTTGGCTTCCTGAAAGCGGGCACCAATGTCCTCTACTCCAACGGCACGGCCCGCACGGACGTAAACACCGTGGTTTCCCGCGACCTGTTCCGCACCGCTGTCAGGACTCTGGAGGGCCAGAAAGCCAAGTACCTCAAGGAGATGATTCAGGGTGGAGCGAAGATAAACTCCTACCCCATCCCCTCGGCGTACATAGCCGCCTGCCATACCGACCTGCGCCCTGACCTTGAGCGCACCACCGGCTTCAAGGACGTGTCGGAGTACGCCTCCAACATGGGCCTGATACCCGGCGAAATCGGCTCTATCGGTATGGTGCGCTTCGTGGGTGACACGAACTGCGCCCCGTTTGCTGATGGTGGCGCGGCCAAGGCTGGTGCGGGTTATACCGTGCTGTCCACTACCGGCGTCTCAGCCGATGTGTACCCCATCCTTATCTTCGGTAAGGACGCCTATGGCGTAGTCCCGCTTGCCGGGATGAACGCTATGGAGACGCTGATAAACAACCCCCGCGCCTCCGACTCTGACCCGCTTGCACAGCGTGGCTCTCAGGGTTGGAAGGGCTGGAACGGTTGCGTTATCCTCAACGACTCGTGGATGATTCGCGTTGAGTGCGCCGCCAAGGGCTAACAGCCAAACTGCCGGGGGCCTCTTAATGGGGCCTCCGGCTTTCGGTTTACAAAATAAGGAGAATTGAAATATGCCCACTGCAATAGCGATAGTTAAGAATGACGAGCTTAGTAAGGACGTTGTGACCGGCAAGATAACTCTGGCAGACCCCGCCGCCCTCGCCAACATCTCCATAGGCTTCGTACCCTCCAAGGTCCTAATAAATCACGTTAACAACGTGTCGGACTACGAGTGGAACAAGAACATGGCTGATGGCACCGCGAACCTGCGCGTGACCGCCGGGGATAAAACCCTTGTGGCGGCTGACGCGATAAGCCCGTACGACGGTGATGCGACCCATGCCCCCGGCTTCACGATTGGCGTGGACGCCACGCTGAACACGGCTGGCGACGTGCTTTACTTCACGGCGTTCCGCTAAACCAACAGAGACGCCGCCTCGGGTAGCACCGGGGCGGCATTTCTGCTATAATCTTTGGGAAGTTAAATTAAAGTAAGGAGCAAACATGAATCACGAAGATGAACTTGAAATTGCGCCGGTTGCCCCGGCCCCGGTAAATCTGGCTAAGGCCAGTACGTCGGAACTTAAGAAGATGCCCATAAGCACCTCTAACGCCGACTCCGTAACCCGCGAACTGGTGAAGCGCGACAAGATGGTGATGCTTAAAATCCAGTCCACAGAGCGCGATAAGTCCGCCGTGTATGTGGGTATCAATGGGCGCAACTGGAATATACCCCGTGACACTTGGGTAAAGGTCCCTGCGGTAGTTATCAACGTCCTTGAAAACGCGAAGATAACGCAGTATGCAGTCATGGCCGACCCCAAACAGAAGGACCACGCCGAGATTGAGTCTAGCGAGGTTTCCCGCTTCGGTATGTCCACGAAAGCCGTGGAGGAGCCTGCCACCCCAATAACCGTGCCAACCACGACTAAGGTAAAATAACATGGCCTACGCGCTCTCGTTCAAGACTATCCGGGATAAGACGACACTCTACATTGTCATTCAAGACAAAGAGACCAGCCTTTTCTGGGATGAAGTTGCCGGCGTTTGGGTTGACACGATAACCGACGACTGCAACCTTGCCTTGACCGAGAGCGCGGATAAAGGAGTTTATACCGGCTCCGCCACGTTCACCCCTGTAAATGGGGGCATCTACCAGATTTCAGTGTTTGACTCGGCTGATTCGGATTATCAGATGGACACTGTGGAGGTTTACCCTTCCAAGACCGAGACTGTTCTTGAGGTGATAAACGCTATTCAGTTGGAATTGAGGATGCCGCTGTCGTCGGCGCTGACTGACAACTTCGCCAAGATAATCCTTGCGAAGATGAACACCATCCTCCTGACGATTCTGCCTGACCGAAACATCTTTGACCACCTCAAGGTTCAAGGCAGTTTCACCATCAACTCCTCTCGCCCTCTTTACCGCTTGTCTCCTGTGAATGTTGAGCAGGTGGATTCCATTAAGTTCCTCCGCAAGCCGGACTTGTCCTATATTGAGAAGGCCAACGATGATATACATTTCCGCACTATAGCCGACAGTTACAACGCTAGTCTCAGTTATGCGGCCCCGGAACTTTACCGCATAGCACAGCGGGACTACGGCTACCCCATCCTTGAGTTCACCCCTGCCCCTGACCAAGCCTACATTGTTTCTTACGAGGTACTAAAAGCGGCCAAGAAAATGACCACAGCCACCGAGTATGTCCCCAAGCCCGACACTATCAAAGCCGGGGCGCACTGGCTTATGCTTAAGTCTCAGGGCCGCGACGCCACAGTTGAGCAGGCCGTATTTGAGATGTCGCTTGAGCGTTGTGCCACTGTGGGTGCGAATACCAACTTTGGGGACTTTGAGGTTTAACTTATGGCCCGTAACGGGAAAATAGCTATTGAAAACCTATCGGGCGGAGAACTTACCTCCGCCCCTCTTTTGGCTACCCCCGGCAAGTATAGCCGTCTACTCCAGAACTTTTACATCAACTCCGAGGGGCACATTAAGAAAGTGCCGGGTTGGAGTGCAGTAAGTCAGCAACTCCCAGATGTGCGCTTGCTCACTGGTATAGATTTTAAGAAGTCAGACGGGACCTCTATAAAACTTGTAGCAGGTCGCTACTCCACAATATCCGCCTCTAAGCAAGCCGTATTTGACGGTATCTCCACCCGCCTCGCAGTATTCACCGGGACCGGGACCAACGACCTCACTACAAATACGGCATACTTTGGCTCTGGTGACGCTGTGTTCACGGTTGAAGTGGCTCAGGGATATGTGTCTCCGCAGTATGATATCTGGCGTTGGAAGAAAGACTCTGGGGCGTGGAATTACTTTGGCGGGACTGACCCTCTGCCCGCTACCATAAATCTATCTGACGGGGTAACTATTTCTATAGCGACATCCTCTGACCATACGACAGGTGACGCATGGGTGATAACCTGCCACAACCCTCATATTGACGACCTATCTCTATCCGGGGATTATACAGGTTCGGTGGCCTGCACTTTTGATGTATTTATAGACGCCGAGGGCACTCCAGACACCTTTAAGTGGCGCAAAGACGCCGAGGCGTACACCTCCGGGGTGGCTATCACCGGAGCCGCGCAACTACTCTCAGATGGCATAAGCGTTGTTTTTGCGGCCACTACAGGGCACTCATATTCCGCTAACTGGTCAATCACGGCGTCCCCCACTACCACCACCGGAGCCATATATCGTCTTGACAGCGGGAACCTATCCCCTGTTAAGAGTGACTTCGCCAGCATCCTCCCGCTTTATATGGCGCAGATGGGCGACATTATCGTGGCCGCAAACAATGTGGACCGCCCCGTGGCTTACGACGGGTCCACCATCCAAAACCTAAACCTGCCCTTTGGTAATTCCACCACATTTACGGGAACCGGGCTTAACGACTTTACGGCCACAATAGCCTTTACCTACGAGAGCGCGGTGTATGAGGTTGAGATTGATGCCGTGGCGATAGCGGCTCCGACCGTTACTTTTACTGGAGTCGGAGGCCACGACGACGTATCCGCCCCGAGCCCCAACTACAGCGGCGCGGTGGCTACTGCCAATTTTGATATTGAAATAGACGCAACTGGCGCTGGTCCGGACACCATAAAATACAACGTAAATGGCGGGACCTATGTAACGGGACAAGAATTGACTACCGACCCCGCCGGTCTTGATATTGGGGCTATTCGCATTAAGGCGTCTTCCGCGTTAGCCCACAACTCGGAGGACATTTACGAATTTAAGGTGGTAGAAAATGGCACCCCGGATAAATTCCAATGGCGCAAGAATGGCGGGGCATGGAGCGCCGACATTAACTGCGTGGCCTACCCCACCTATGCGGCCTTGGACGCAGACTACAGCATTTCTTTTGAGTCTGCCACCGGCAACACCGTGGACGACGTGTTCGCCTTTCAAGTGGACGGAGCCACCAACCCCGACACCTTTAAGTGGCGCAAAGACGCCGAGGCGTACACCTCCGGGGTGGCTATAGCCTCCGGGGATATGACGCTCAAGGAAGGGGTCAAGGTGAGGTTTAAATATTTCACCGGCCACGCCATCCCTAACGCTTGGACCTTTGACGTGGCCCGCGACACCGTGACCTATTCCAAAGATGGAGTCCCTGTTGCCACCGGAGAGGTTATCACCGGAGCCAACCAGACCATTCAGGCCGGTGTCCAGTTCAAGTTCAATGCCATAAACGGGCACACCCTTGGCGACAAGTGGACGATGCCGGTGGACCAGTCGGTGCGCTTTGGGAAACTCTACCCGTATAAAAACCGGATGTGGACCATTGGCTCTGATAAACTCACAGTCTATTACAGCGACTTGCTACTGCCTAAGGACTTCACTAGCACCGGCGCGGGTTATCTCGATTTCCGCTATGTTATCCCCGAGGGCGACGAACTCCTTGACCTATCCTCGGTCCTCAACTATATTGCTTTCTTTTTCAGGAACCACATTGTCGTATATTCCGGTGTTGACCCCACGGCCACTGGCGACTTCGCGATTTATCAGAATATCGCTGGCCTTGGCGTGGTTGCCACTAACTGTGTTGTGCAGGTGGGCTCTGACATATTCTTTCTTACGCCTCGTGGCATCAAAGGGCTCCAGCAGGTAATCAACGCAGGGGCGCTAAACGTCAACAACGTGTCTTCCCCGGTTGACGCTGATGTGGTCGCGGCCATAGCGGACAACACGTCTGGGGTATATGCCTCGGCCCACTACCAGAAACTCGGGCTGGTGATGTTCCTGATTGGCACCACCATCTTTGTTTTCAACTATCAGCAGAAAGCTTGGAGCCGCATTGTTATCCCCTCGGCAAACGATGTGTCCAAGGTGTTGTCAATGTTCAGCGGTGCTGATGGGTCGCTTTATATGGGCGGTTACGACTATTTATTCCAATTTGACCCTGCCGTGGAGACCTTCAACTTCAACGGGCAGGCCCCCGCCTATCGGTGGACTTCGGCCATGTGGAAGACGACCACGGCTGAGTCCATGTTCTTCAACGAATTACTGATGCGCCTCGCGTCTTCTCAGGCTGTGACGTTCACCGCCAAGATACGGGCTGTGGGGTTTGACACTGGCATTGAGGACCAAGCCGCCTTCAATCAGCAGACCATCACCATTCCGGCCATAACCACCGGTGATGCCGTGTTTAACTTTGCCCGCATCCCGCTTTACGGCGCTGGTAGGTACATCCAGATTGACCTCACGGAAAATCCGACGTATGACGTGAACGCCGATGTTGAGATAGCGGCTGTTGAGGCGCATGGAGAACTTGGAATATTATGATAAAACTGGCTCCCATAATTTTCTTCCTGTGTGTTTCCGCCGCCAATGCCGCATGGAAACTTAACCCTTACACCCAGAGGCAGGACTATTACGAGCCCGGAGTAAAAACCTCGTCTAGCACGATATTGAGCGACTGGAGCAGTTCTCAGACTTCTTTCTCGTCCTGCGTTACTGGCTCAACCGTGACCGTAACCGTGAGCGCCAACTCAAGGGTTGAGATATTCTTCTCCGGCGCTGTGGGGGCCGACACTCAGGATATGAGGTTTTTCAGTTATATGGTAAACGGGGTGGTAGTTGACGCCGCCAATGCGGTGACAGCCTTGTACTCGCCCACTACCTTTAACGCTGTGACTATGATGGCTATAACTGACAGGCTTTCAGCCGGGACCTATAGTTTCTGTATGACAGCGGCCACGGCTGGAGGCAATGTGTTTTTCTACAAATCTGGGCCAAGCGCCAATAAGTTTTGGGTTAGAGAGGTTTATTGACAATAAGCAGGTTTTCTGCTATAAATTGAAAGATGATATCGGAGGATAAAATGAGAAAAGTTACGTTTCTGATTGCGTTTTTAATACTGTCTGCGGTGTCTTCGGCCAAGGCCGAAAAGGTGCGGGTGGCTGAAGTCATAGACTCCAGTTTTACGACACATGTTTTAGCGGTCTCCTCAACCACCCCGACGCAGGTGGATGCCGCCGCTATCGTCATGCCACTCAGGACATTTGTTGCGATACAAAACCTTGACCCGACGTACAAGGTGTATTGCTCCGAGCGTTCAAACGTAACCACGTCCACCGGCTTTATGGTGCCCGAGAATGGGGCCATAGTAAGCATACCGCTTGGCTATGGTGCGCCTAGCACCTCTTGGGGGCCTCAGCGCAGATTGACGCTTTACTGTATAAGCGCCACCACATCGGCTACCAGCAACGTAATTGTGATGCAGGGGTATTAAACTATGAAAAAAATCTTTTCTCTCGTCCTTCTTTTTGCTCTGGCTGTCCCCGCCATGTCTGAGGTTGGGGTGAATCTCTACCCCAACGGCATAACTCAGTCAGTGTCCGACGCGCTGTATGTTAAAAAACTTGGCGACACCATGTCCGGCCCCCTAACCTTGTCAGGTTCGTCGTTGACGGTGACGGGAGCGGTTACTATAAATCAAGGTGTGGCTGACGACACTATTCTGTATCTAAAATCAAACGATGTTAATCACGGCTTTTCTGCAGTTTCCGATGTGAACGCCTACGGACAATTCGTTAAGGTAAACGCCACATATGGCGGGACTTCCCTAAAAGGATTTAACGGGGCCAACAGTAACGGAATTTTTATAGGAGGATATAATACGGGGGCCAGCATAACTAACCCATCTATTCTTTTGGAGTTTGGTAAAAATTCTGGCACAGGCATAACAAACATCGCCGCAACCGATATTGGGTTTGCCATTCAAAAGAATGACGGCACAGACGTATTAACAGTTCTTGGAGACGGCTCTACCGCAATCCCCGGCTCCGCTTTCTCGGTGGGCGGTTCAACTTTTGTGGTTAGCGGGGGGAAGGTGGGAATTGGCACATCGGCTCCTACCGCTAAACTACAAGTAGTAGGCCTAGTGGAATACGCCGATAACGCCGCCGCTTCAGCCGCAGAGCTTACCGTTGGTGCGTTCTACAGGACGGGG